GAAGCCGCCATCTTGCATCGTTTACAAGAGGCCGTTGATCTCGAAGTTGACAAGTTTAATCGTGATATTGAATACGAATGCAAAACCAAGACCCTACCATGGTGGCGAGAGAAGAGGCCATCGAGAAGGAAATCATATGGCTTGGCGTGATGCGCCTCATGAAGCCGAACCTTGAATACTCGCGACGAATGAGTCGACTCATGGCCGAAGCGTATGAGTTGACCAAGAACCCCAAGTATCTTTTATGATTGAATTCCTACCCAAACAACTTGAATGCCTCCGATCACTTGCTAACGACAGTGACTCGGAGGTTGTTCTTTTTGGAGGAGCCGCAGGAGGCTCGAAGTCGTTTACGTTATGTGCGTGGATGATTCAAAGGAGATTGAAGTATAAAGGCACGAGAGGCCTCATAGGTAGGTCAAAACTCGATACGCTCAAGAAGACCACTCTAAAGACCTTCTTCGAGGTCTGCGCGATGTATGGACTCAAAGCCGGGAAGAACTACGAGTACAACCAACAATCTTCCGTGATTCGGTTTTGGAATGGGAGCGAGGTGATACTCAAGGACCTTGAATTGCGGCCATCCGATCCATCGTTCGATTCTCTTGGAGGTTATGAGTTGACTGATTGGGCAGTTGACGAGGTGAGTCAAGTATCCAAGAAGGCCATCGACATCCTTCGGTCGCGTGTACGTTTCAAGTTGAAGGAATACGACCTTAAGCCTAAAGGACTGATGACCTGCAACCCGACGAAGGGGTGGCTCTATAACGAATTCTACGCACCTTGGGCGAAGGGAGAACTTCCCAAGGAGTACGCATTCATCCAAGCCAAGGCAGGAGACAATATCCATCTTCCGGAATCGTATCACAAGACCCTATCTCTGCTACCGGAGGTCGACCGCAAACGACTCCTCGAAGGGGACTGGAACTTTGATGAGACCCAAGACCATCTATTCTCAACCGATGACGTCCTGCGATGCTTTCGTGACCATCCGAACCAAGGAGAACTCTACCTCACCGCCGACATTGCGCGACTTGGGAAGGATAGGACAGTGATAGGTATATGGAAAGGAATGGCCTTGATTGAGATCATTGAACTTCGACGAAAGAAGGTCGACGAGGTCGCTCGTGTAATAGGTGACCTTGCCTACACGAGACACATCAAGTTGTCGAATTGTATCGGTGATGCCGATGGTTTAGGTAGTGGAGTGGTCGACGTGTCCAAAATTCGAGAGTTCCGCAATGGATCGCGAGCCACTCAACCCCTGCGATTTACAAATCTCAAGGCCGAGTGTTACTTCAAGTTGGCCGAGAAGATTGAATTAAACGAGGTCTTCTTCCCCTTGGAGCATAGAGACACCATCACGAAGGAACTCGACATGATTCGACGCAAGAACATAGATGGTGATGGGAAGTTGAGCGTGACCGGAAAGGATGAGATTCAAAAGACACATGGACTTTCGCCTGACTACGCCGACATGATCATGATGCGCATGTACTTTGAACTCTTCCCGAACTACGGACGCTACTCATACGCATAAAAAAGAGGCCTTGCGGCCTCCGTTTCACCTTAAAACCTAATTTGATCTAACCTTAACCTCATGGAAAGCGTTCCCTCCAGTATTAACTGCGACTAAAATGAGGTATTGAAACCCTCGCCGCAAGGGCAAAAGTGAAATTTTAACAATTTTCTTTTGGTGTAACGAAATAGTTACACATACATTTGTCCCACAAAACAAAACAAACCCCTTAAAACATCTAATTATGAAATGTCATATTTGCGGAACAAACAACATTGTTTCATCTTGTAATCATTACAACATCATCAAAACAAATCCCTTAAAATCTATTTTTATGACAACCATCACTATCACCTACAACAACGGACAAGTAGAAAGCTTCGAATTCCCAACACAAAAAGCCGCAATGCAAAGCTTCATCGAGCGTGTTCACCTCGCAGATATGACTCACGAGCCTATCGTGGAGAACGGTGCAATCGTTTCTTGGTCAGCAGGCGGTCGCGGTTATGACTTCACAATCGAACTGGCGTGAAGACGATTCACGTTATCGCTACCCAACACGGTAAGGCACTCGACCCATTCGTCATCATCAAGACCCAACGATTGACCGATACTGACCTATCCAAGGCAATAGCGATGCTCAACCGAATTCACGGCTATAACATATACATAAACACCCAATGGCTATCCTAATCGTAACAAATCTCAAAACCTATGAAAAGTCTTTTTCCATCTCCAAGTCACGAACTCAAGGTCTTAATTGGTTCAAAGAGTACTGTGATGGTTTCGGTATCGAACCCAAGCATCCAGTGGTCGGCGAATACATTGCGGCCAACGACGAAGTCCGAGTCGAACTCCTGCTCACCACAAGAGAAATCAATGGACTTTTTGCTTGACGTGGCTATCGCGGCCATCTTCTTCATCATACTTTTAATCACTTTCTAATCAATAAAACGTAAAAAAATGGAACTAACCCTTAAAACCAAGGTCGAGACGACCACAACCATCACTATCCAAACCCCTGCGGCATTTCGCAACCCATCACATCACGCAGAAATGCTCTACATCAAGGGCGAGAACGATGCTATCTATCTGCTTAGTCAGACCCTTGTGAATCATATCCGCACCGCAGATTGGTTGGGTCGTCAATTCGAGACCTGCTCCGAGCCGATGCCCATCGAGGAGTTCAATGCTGCACTTCAAGTCGCACTCAAAAAGTTTGAACTATGAACACGCACCGAGTAGTATGCAAGGAATGCGATGGATACGGTCGGTTCACCGAACATGACCCTCCTTATCGAGCCTACCGATGCGAGAAGTGTCAAGCGGATGGATGGCTACTTCTCAACGACCAAGAACTGGAAGACTACTTAAACCCTTATTAACCCTTAAAAACCCTTATCTCGTGGAACAATTAGAACAAATGCAAAAGTTCATCGGGCGGCTCAACTCCGAGCCTGCCCACGAAGCGGTCGAATACACGCCCGATGGACGTGCCAAGACCATCACTATCTCGCACATTGAAATGACCTTGGACGAATTATTCTTCGGTCAGTGGTCGACATCAAGCTTCACGTGGTCAGCGATCGCGAACGAAGTGCAGGGATCACTCATACTGGAGGTCATCAACCCGGTCAATGGGCAGAAGTTGACCCGTGTCGGAGCGGCTTCGGTCATCATCATGGTCGACAAAGTACCTCAAGGCTTTGAGGGTCAAGAGCGAAACCAATGGGCCATCAACCCAATGAACAAGAAGCCGAACGCACTCGACCTCGCCTTCCCAAAATTGAAAGCTGAATGTCTCAAAAATGCGGCTCAATCACTTGGGAAGATATTCGGACGTGACCTCAACCGGAAAAACGCTGACACGTATAAGCCGTTCAAAATAACGCCATCGAATAGCGGCATGGCTCAACTACCTCCGACCACATTCGAGAAGCTATGCCTCGCAGCCAAAAATGGAGGTGATGAATTCGAGATACGCGAAGCCATGGAGGCACTCGCGGAAGTCATGACCGAGACACAAAAAGCAACTATAAACACATTACTTAAAGCAAGATGAACAAGTACGTACAAGATGCACTGATACACGCTGCGCAGCAGAGCGAAGCATGGTCGAAACTGCGACTCGGTCGATTCACCGGTAGCGGAATCTCTGCCCTCATGACCAAGCCAAAAAGCAAAGAGGCAAGAGAGGCAGGTCTATTCTCGCAGACTGCGATGACATATATCACCAAGAAAGCGATGGAAGTAATTACCAATCAGTCGAGCGACGATGCTTATGGTCGCGCAATCGATTGGGGAAATGAGTGGGAGCAGACGGCCATCGAGCAAGTGGTGAAGAAAATGAATCTCGATCGCGAGACGCTGGTGTTGAAGCCTGCCTTTAAGTTGTTCAACGACTACACGGGATGTTCACCTGATGCGTTCGTTGACTACGAAGGAATGCAGGTAGGACTGGAGGTGAAGTGTCCGTTCAATTCAGTCAACCACTATGAGCATAGCAAGGTCACCGATAGCGAAGCCTTGAAGGACATCGCGCCCGACTATTATTGGCAAATAATTCTCAACATGATTGTCCACAAGATGCCGATGTGGTTGTTCGCTTCGTTCGATCCTCGTCAACCGGAGCATCGTATGGTACACGTGTGTCCGATACTGTTCTCAATCCAAGATGCGGAGGACTTGCTCCAGTCCATCGAGAAGGCGCAGGCCATAAAATTGGAAATCATTAACACTTGGATGAGTAATGGCTAAAGATCCTGCCTTCCTCTTCTATTCGTCCGACTTCTTATCCGGTGTGCAAGACCTCACCATGGAGGAACGAGGTCAGTATATCACCCTTCTATGCATGCAGCATGTCAAAGGTCGATTGACACGCAAGTTGATTGACTTGATATGCCACGGCAATGCCACGGCAGATGTCATGGCAAAGTTTGAAGCCGATGAAAACGGCATGTACTTCAATAAGCGTTTGGAGGTTGAGATTGACAAAAGACGTGTTCATGCTGAAAAGCAACGAGATAGAGCCGTAAACGGATGGAATAAGAGAAAAAGTAAAGATACCACGGCACATGCCACGGCATATACCACGGCAATGC